GGCGGCAGCCGATGAAACTGCCGAGTCTTCTGATGCCGAATCAGACAATACCGAAAATCAAGACAAGGACAGTGCCGATACTGATTCCACTCCTGGTAGTGGTGGTGGTGAATTTCAGGAAGACCAAGAGCCGTCTGAGCCGTCTAGCTACACGGATCAAAAGTTCCGTGAAAGCGAGGACAGTCTTCTGGATGACAACGCCCGCGAAAATACCTATGTACGCCTCGGCAAGTTGAACCCCGCTGACTTTATTCTCGGTGTTGATTATTTCCACAATAATGTCAAGATTGAGTCCCAGACCAGCCGGTATTATCCGTTTTACAATAATGATCCTGTCGAGGATATCAATGCTTTCCCAGCCAAAGTTTACGCGGAATTTCTTGCAAAGAATAATAAGTACCTGAATGCAATGGTTCAGGACTTTGACCGCAAGAAGCAGGCCAAGCAATTTGCCCGTGCGCGGTCTTCCAAGACTGGTCGCATCAACATGGATAAAATTTGGGCATATAAGCTGACGGAAGATGTTTTTCTCCAGCAGACAGTTGTGCCCAACGGGCAGAACCACGGCATTCTGATGTTCTTGGATATGTCTGGCTCAATGCGTTCCAACATTCAAGGTACGATGGAACAGCTGGTTCTTCTGGCTTCGTTTTGCCAGAAAGTTCGAATTCCTTTTGAAGTCTATGGCTTTACTAGCAATCACTATTGCCCGCAAGAGTATACCGAATTGGATGCACTCTACGGGCGTAATGACCGCACTGACACTAAAAACCTTCAAATCGATAATAGTTACTTCCGTATCCTTCAGTTGGTTAGCACCAATGTTTCTTCCACCAAGTTCAAGATCCAGATGCGCAACCTTCTGGTATATGGTCAAGCGGCTGGAATGGGTGGCAGTGTTTGTCTTACCAATGAAACTTCGGCAAAGATCGGCTTGTCTTCTAGCACTCCTCTGGAAGAGTCGATTATGGTTGCTCGGTATCTGGCTGAAGAATTCCGGACTAAGTATCGTGTTGAGGTTCTCTCTACCGTGTTCCTTACTGACGGCGATGGCGACGGTCACTTCTCGCCTATGGACAATAATATCCGTGTCGGCAGGAATAACATGGCAATCACGGATGCAAAGACCAATCTTACTGTAATTCAGCCTAGCACTGGTCAGTTTGATCGTTATGGTTCTGGCAATCGCCGTATGTTTGCTACCGCACTTTTGAAGTTGTATAAGCAAACTACTGGTTCTAGGGTAATCAATTTCTTTGTGGCTGACCGTCGTCAGGCTGCATATTACATTGATGACCTCTGCTACGGAACTAAGGAAATCGACTGGGAAACCCGGAACAAAGTTCGTAAGGAATTCAAGGAAGGTACCGCAGTCCTTTCTGGTGTGTCTGGATTTGACCAGCAATTTATCCTGAAGGGTGGCAGTCTCAATACTGAAGATGACATTCTTGAGGTTGAAGACGGTGCCGCTAAGGGACAGATCCTGAAGGCCTTCAAGAAGATGCAGGTCAAGAAGGGTACCAGCCGCTCGGTGCTTACCAAGATGATTGAGGCGGTTGCGTAAGTTATTGATATCCATAGGGTAAAAGTTATCACTTTCTTTAAAAAATGTGTTGACTTTTACCCCAGGATTTCGTATTATATACATGTTGATTGATGATTTATTATGCAAAAGGTGATTGAGATATGAATATTAATGATAGTTTGATTGAAGCCCTCCGTTCGGCCAATACCAACAACGGTCTCTTCCGCAAGAAGGACGTTTTTGCCATCGCTCACCCGATGGGTATTGAAAAGCTGGAGTGGCTGTTGAATAAGGACAATAACGTTTCTCGCGGCGTTTACGACCTCAATGGTTTTCTTGGTAACAGTTCTTCGGTTGCCGCCAATGTGGTTTCTATCAGTAAGCCCGCGCCAGTTACCGAGATTGTTTCCAAGCCGCGTCCAGTAGCGGCAGAACCAGCTAAGGTACTTACTCAAGCCAAGATGGAAGTGACAGTAGACAATCTGGTGCCCTTCAAGGATCCGACCTTTGTGCCGTTTGGGTTCTACAAGGACCTGACCAAGGTAATCAAGGCTAAGGTCTTCTACCCCACCTTTATCTCTGGTCTGTCTGGTAACGGCAAGACCACCATGGTCGAGCAGGTTTGCGCGGCCCTAAAGCGTGAAGCCTTGCGTGTCAATATCTCAGTTGAGACGGATGAAGACGACCTGATCGGTGGCAACACCCTGATCGATGGTAACGTGGTGTACCGCGAAGGTCCCGTTCTCACTGCCATGAAGCGCGGTGCGATCCTCATTCTGGATGAAATTGACCGCGGCTCGAATAAGATGATGTGCCTCCAGGCAATCCTCGAAGGCAAGCCCTACTTCAATAAGAAGACTGGCGAGACTGTCTACCCTGCGCCGGGCTTCAATGTGATTGCTACGGCCAACACTAAGGGTCGTGGTTCTGATGATGGTAAGTTCATCTCGGCCCAGATCCTGGATGACGCCTTCCTCGAACGTTTCGCTATCACTGTCGAGCAGGAATATCCTTCCGCTGCCGTCGAAAAGAAGATTGTTCTGAATAAGATGGAAAAGGCTGGTGCGGTTGACGAGGAGTTTGCCGACAACCTGGTCACCTGGGCTGAAATCATCCGTAAGACTTTCTACGATGGTGGTATTGACGACCTGATTTCTACCCGCCGTCTGGAACACATTGTCAATGCTTTCGCCATGTTTGGCAATCGTGCCCGTGCAGTTGAGTTGTGTGTGAACCGTTTTGATTCGGATACCAAGGCTGCCTTCCTTGATCTTTACACCAAGGTTGATGCGAAGGCAATTAATAGTGACACCGCTGAACCGGTGGGTGAAAACGAACCTGCATCCACTGACGAGGTGCCTTTTTAAGGAGATACTAAAATGAAGTTGATCGATTATAAGTTTAATGAAGATGCTTTGATTTCGGAACTGCGGGAGTATGTAGACTCTACTTATTCCGCACATTATTCTAGGAATAAGTTTCAAGCCACCGAATTTATTATTGATGGTGGTCATGGTGAGGGCTTCTGTATTGGCAACATCATGAAGTATGCCCAACGATACGGCAATAAAGATGGTTATAACCGCAAGGATCTAATGAAGGTTCTACACTATGCCTTGATTGCCCTGTATGTTCACGATAAAGAACATCCTGTGATCCGAGATATTCTGGATGAATATGATGACCTTATGGCTGGTACTACTCTGACCTTCCCGGCAGCAAGCCAGACTGTAGATATTCCCGTGTCTGAATCCATTACCCTGTCTGGTAATAATTATTTTTCCACATTTGACTTGACAGATTCCGGTTTGTATGATAATATGAATCTTTCAATTTCAGATACAACCAAGGAGAAAAATTCGTAATGAAAATTTCAAATGAAACTTTGAGCCTGCTAAAAAATTATGCTGGCATTAACACAAACATTTTGTTCCGTGAAGGTTCGACTCTTGCTACGGTAAGCCCTGGTAAGAACATCTTTGCCCGAGCCACAGTTTCGGAATCTTTCCCAAAAGAGTTTGCGATCTATGATCTCAATTCCTTCTTGGGTCTACTGACCCTGATGGAAGACCAAGATGTAACGTTCGGCGAAAAGTCGATCCGAGTTACCAAAGATGGATCAAAGTTTGAATACTTCTATTCAGACCCTGGTACTGTAACTGCCGCTCCGGATAAGGATCTTGAGATTGACCCAGTTTGGTCATTCGAAATGACTACCGATACTGTCAATATGATTTTCCGTGCCGCATCTATTACTGGTGCGCCGATGATCAGTATTGTATCTGACGGCAATACTGTAGAGTTGCGTGTTGGTGATCCTACCAATCTATCGTCTAACTCATTTACCAAGACTATCTCAAATACTGCCGCGCCAGTCTTTGATTGCCGACTGAAGACGGAAAACCTAAAGGTTATTCCTGATAACTACACTGTTACTCTTGGTAGTAAACGTGCCATGTCTTTTGTCAGTAAGGGTCGATCACTGACCTATTATCTGGCAATGGATCCCTCATCGTCAATCTAAGGAAAGACATATGACATACAAGACGGAACTTCCATCAATTGTCCCCGCTGTGGTATTCAAGACTCGGGTTCGTGATACTTCCATTGAAGGACCTAATCCTTTCCGCTGGGAAAATAAGTCAACGTATGACTACTTTGCTGGCAAGCGGGTAGTTCTCTTCTCTCTTCCTGGCGCATTCACGCCAACTTGTTCGACATACCAGCTTCCTGGGTTCGAAAAGCTGTTCCCAGAATTTAAGGCTCTTGGTATTAAAGACATCTATTGCACTTCAGTAAATGATGCCTTTGTTATGAATGCTTGGGCTAAGTCTCAGAAGATCAAGAAGGTAAAGGTTATTCCAGACGGGTCTGGTGAATTTACCGATCAGATGAACATGCTTGTAGCTAAGGACAATCTTGGTTTTGGTATGCGTTCTTGGCGATATGCCTGTGTTGTGAACAACGGTCTTATTGAGAAGTGGTTCATTGAGCCGGGTATTGAAGATAACTGTGAACTTGATCCGTATGGAGAAACTTCACCGGAAAATATTCTTGACTGGTTGCGTAACAACTGATATATTGAATGCTGGTCCTCTAAGCCAGAGTCCGTGGATGCACTAACATCGTGACGGGCACTTTACTTTATTATGGAGATATTTCATGCGTGAACAATTCCTGTGGGTAGAAAAGTATCGCCCACACAAACTTTCTGACTGTATCCTTCCCGAGGATCAACTAGAAACCTTTAACCAGTTTGTAGCATCTGGTGAAATTCCAAACATGCTACTTTGTGGATCGGCAGGTGTTGGTAAGACTACCATCGCTAGAGCCATTTGTGAGGAACTCGGTTGTGACTATATCATCATCAACGGATCCGAAGAGTCTGGTATTGATGTGTTGCGAACCAAAATTCGTGACTTTGCCTCAAGTGTTTCCTTTTCCGGAAAGACCAAGGTTGTCATTCTAGACGAAGCGGATTATCTCAATCCCAACTCGACACAGCCCGCACTCAGGGCTTTTATCGAGGAGTTTTCCAACAACTGCCGATTCATTTTTACTTGTAACTTCAAGAACCGAATCATCACTCCGCTTCACAGTCGGACCTCAGTAATCGAATTTAAGATTTCTAAAGCCGATCGCCCAAAGATGGCTGGTCGCTTTATGAAGCGGCTTGCCGATATTCTTACTGCCGAAAATGTTAAGTACGATGAAAAGGTTGTAGCCGAAGTCCTCAAGAAGCACTTCCCAGATTATCGCCGGGTTCTCAATGAACTACAGCGATACAGCGTAAGCGGCACTATTGACCAGGGCATCTTGGTAAATGTCCAAGAGGTCAACATGAAAGAACTGACCACAGCCCTTAAAGCCAAAGACTTCAAGAAAGTCCGTCAATGGGTTGTAGACAATATGGACAATGACGCTGGCATGATCTTCCGTAAGATTTATGATGTTGTTGTCGATGAAGTTAAGTTCCCTGCCGCACTGATTGTACTACTTGCTGACTATCAGTATAAGTCTGCCTTTGCCGCAAACCAGGAGATCAACCTTGTAGCCTGTCTCGCAGAGATTATGGCTTCATCGGAGTGGAAATAATGGACGGCATTCTAGAAGGCTTGGGTGCACCAAAAGTCCAGTACTCGGAAGAAGACTTCAAGGAAAAGAAGAAGGGAATCTCCCCGTTTGACTTCATCAATGATATCAATTCTGGTAAGAAGAACCTTATTGTCGATGAGTGGTCGGAAAAGCAATATAATCCCTGGATCATCAATAGAGGTTTAAGTTTCAACCAAGAAACAATTCATCAAGCCAATGCCATGAATTGTCGCTCACACTTGCCAAACGCCATGCAAAATGCGTTCCTTATAAATACAATTAGGTCTAGAAAGCGATTTGATAAATGGATCAAAATCGTAGACGATGCCGAACTTGAGATGGTTAAGGAGTATTATGGCTATAGCAATGAAAAGGCACGCCAAGCTCTAACAATTCTCACAGAACAACAAAAACATTATATAAAAGAGAAATTGTATAAAGGTGGTAAAAAATGAGTGAAGATTTTTTTGACATTGGATACCCTGGATATGCACCACTGGAAGTCACATTAACTAATCCTGACGATTTTTTAAAAGTTCGTGAGACACTATCTCGAATCGGTGTTGCCTCCAGAAAAGATAAGATTTTATATCAATCTTGTCACATCCTGCATAAACAAGGCAGATACTTCATTACTCACTTTAAGGAACTCTTTGCACTAGATGGCAAAGCGGCTGACTTTAGTGAGAATGACTTACAGCGCAGGAATGCGGTAGCCGGATTACTTGCGGATTGGGGACTAGTCAAGATACTAAAGCCAGAACTCCATCAAGATAAGGCACCTATGAATCAAATTAAGATCATTGCCTATAAAGAAAAAGATCAATGGGAGCTGGTTCAGAAATATAACATTGGTCGCAAAAAGTAATTAATTTATATGTTTGAAAAACTTTCCATTGTCGTTCCATGTAAGAACGAAGAAAAGTATATTGCACATTTATTAAATAATTTAAAAACTCAAGAAGGCATCGGCGGTGTTACAATATACATTGCTGATGCCTCAACTGATTCGACCAGAGAAGTAATCAAGAATAACTCTCAGGGATTAAATATTACTGTTATTGATGGTGGTCCAGTTTCAACTGCTAAAAATAATGGTGCTAAGTTAGTAACAACTCCATATATTCTTTTTATAGATGCTGATGTTAGATTCTTCAGTTCGACTGTTATCAAAGATACAGTAAATTTACTTGAAAACAAAAATCTGGATCTCATTGGCTTAAAAATTAAATGTTATGATGGTTCATTGAGAACCTCTATAGCATTCATGATCTTTAACTTTATTAATAAGATCCTATCTCGTTGGTGTCCTTTTGCGGTCGGTGCATATATGCTTACTAGAACAGATAGGTTTAATTCGCTTGGCGGGTTTCCTGAGAAGTATGCCACATCCGAAGACTTCTTTCTGTCTAAGAAGTATAAGCCTAGTAAGTTTATGATCGCTGATCACTACTTTGGCCAAGACAGTCGTAGATTTAAGAAGATGGGTTATCTCGGTATGACTTGGTATTTGATTAAGAACTTCCTGAATAGAGACAACGAAGAACACTGGAAGAAAATAGATGCCAAAAAATACTGGTAACAAATATAAATCTGTTTTCATATCAGATTTGCATCTTGGTTCTAAGCATTGTAATTCTGATGCTCTCTTAGATTTTCTCTCAAATATACAGACACAAAAACTATATCTCGTCGGGGATATTATTGATGGTTGGCGCCTAAAAAAGAAATGGTATTGGCCAAAGAAACACAATCAAATTGTCAGAAAAATACTAAAACTTTCTGAAAAAACAGAAGTGGTATATGTTACTGGCAATCATGATGAAATTTTTAGATCGTTTCCGGATATAACAATTGGTAAAATCCAAGTAGAACATAGGTATGTTCACACTGGCATAGACGGTAAACGATACTTAGTCATACATGGCGACCTGTTTGACAATTTGATGCGAACCAAAACAGGTAGATTCATTATGCATATGGGCGACTTTGCATATGACACATTAATCTATCTTAACAAACTTGTTAATG